AGGAAGAACTAGTAAAATTAGTTTCGATTACATCTATAACCAGTCACTATAATAAACAAATTTTTATTGATTGGAGAAAGAGAGTTGGAACTGAGACAGCAGATAAAATTACTAAGGCAGCCACATCTCGTGGAACAGATATGCATACACTTACTGAGCATTATCTGAAGAATGATGAAAAACTTCCTAAAGTACAACCTTTATCAGATTTCTTATTTAAGATATCAAAACCAGAATTAAATAAGATTGATAATATTCACGCTCTGGAAGGTGCCCTATATAGTAAGCAACTAGGTATTGCTGGAACTGTTGACTGCATTGCAGATTATGATGGTGAGTTAGCAATAATCGACTTTAAAACATCTAAGAAACCCAAACCAAGAGATTGGATTGAGCATTACTTTGTCCAAGCGATGGGATATGGATGTATGCTGTATGAACTAAAGAACATATCAGTAAAAAAACTTGTAATCATTATGGCTTGTGAAAATGGAGAATGTGTCGTCTACGAAGAATACAACAAAGCAAAATACATTAAACTGCTCGGAGAGTACATTAGAAAATTTGTTGCAGATAAACTGGAGCTCTATGGAACCAATCAATGAATTAGAGAAAGCAATTGAGAGTAAGTTTCTGACTCCTCAAAAATTTGCTATGGAGATTGAAAAGATTGTTGTAGAAGAAGAATTTAATTACATAGATGCAATATGCTACTATTGCGAAATTAACAATCTTGAGATAGAATCAGTAACGAAACTCATATCAAAATCTTTGAAAGAAAGATTGAAGTGGGATGCAACTCGTCTCAATTATATGAAAAAAACATCTAGAGCAAAATTACCTTTATAATGAAAAAGTCAGAACTGGTACATTGGAGACTTCAAGCGATGTTACGAGAGAACAGTTTCAGTGATCTCAAATATATTGGAGTCAAACCAGATAGTGTCGGAATCAACCAACACTGGTATAATATTAATGGTCATGAAGTCCCTGTGGACGCAATCGAAGAATTGGAATGTGAGGAAGTTGATGAAAGTGACACCATTTGAAACCTACCAAACATATCTTTCCGTAAAGAATCATTTTTCAAATCCGAAATATGATTACTTTAAATACGGTGGTAGGTCAAGAGCAAAGATAGCAGCATTTAACAAGAGAAAAGATAAGTATTGGTTTGAGAAAACATCTAGAAAGTATCCTGATAAGGAGATTGTAGAATTTCTTGTATCAAATTTTGTATCTGCTGATAATCCACAAAACTTATGGATTGGTGAGATTATGAACTCTGGTGATAAAATATACTCTGAGTGGTCGAAGACTCAGCAGAGTTTAGGATACATCTTTAAAGATAAAATCACTGACTTGTTGGACAATAACGAGTTGGAAGATTTATTTGATTGTTCTAACGGTCATCCTTTACTACTTAGAAAATATCTTAGTGGTGAACTAAACTTAGAGATACTTGTTATCTTTGAACACATCTTTAATTTTGTGAAGGATTTTGATAAAAAACTGTCTGATCCTGTGTGGGAAACCGTCAGTATGAAAATTACTAAGTATACTCCTTTCATAAATATAGATGTATTCCAATACAAAAAAGTTCTTAGAGAAATTGTATGAGTGCTTTCTTTGATTCAGAAATCATTAAAGAGGAATTGGGTGAGATCAATAAACTTCAAGAAGATGTTTATGGAAAACTCATTCACTTTCACGGAATGACTTATGATGATCAGGTAGATCATGTAGAAAAACTAACAGAATTGTTAGATAAACAACGTATAATGTATACTAGATTGTCCCTATCAGATGATCCAGATGCAGTCGTTATGAAAGAGAGTTTGAACAAAACAGTTACCATGATGGGGTATCCCGAAGGAACTGATATTGCTATATTATTCCAAAATATGCATGCTACTATTGACGCACTCAAAGACTTTCTCAAGGCATAAATAACTAGTTACACTAGTTACTTTATGTATCATAAACACGATCAAATTTCAATACATCGCAATCCACTCAGAGAATACTCTAAACCTTTTAAAAGAGAGGAGTACAAAAGTCCCAAATATCATCAGATCCGCATTTATTTCAAATGTGAACAAAAGTTGACTGACGAGGACTTTTCTGATATAATCTAAACATCCCCCGATCAAATTATCCGAGGTAATCCAAATGTCATTCGCAGACTTAAAAAAGCAATCCAAATTAGGTTCTTTGACCGCTAAATTAGTTAAGCAGGTCGAGAAGATGAATAATACTGGAAGCACAGGTGATGACCGTCTATGGAAACTAGACGTTGATAAGTCAGGTAACGGTTATGCTGTTATCAGATTTCTACCTGCACCAAATGGTGAAGATCTTCCATTCGTAAAACTATACTCCCATGCCTTTCAAGGTCCTGGTGGTTGGTATATTGAAAACTCTTTGACCTCACTTGGTCAAAAAGATCCAGTATCCGAATATAACACAACTTTGTGGAATAACGGAACAGATGCTGGAAAAGAGTTAGCAAGAAAGCAAAAGCGTAAACTTACTTACATTAGTAACATCTACGTTGTAAAGGATCCATCAAATCCTGAGAACGAAGGTAAAGTTTTCTTATACAAGTATGGTAAGAAAATCTTTGATAAACTTACTGCAGCAATGCAACCTGAGTTTGAAGATGAGGAAGCAATTGATCCATTTGATTTCTGGCAGGGTGCTAACTTTAAGTTAAAAGCAAAGAATGTTGCAGGATACAGAAACTATGATAGTTCTGAGTTTGCTGCACCAAGTCCTTTACTTGATGATGATGACGCTATGGAGTCATTATGGAAGAAGCAATACTCTCTTGCAGAGTTAGTTGCTGCTGATCAATTCAAATCATACGAAGATTTGAAGAAGCGTCTTGGTTACGTTCTTGGAAATGCTGCACCCCGTCAAGATGCAGAGGTTGAAGATGAAGTCGAAATAATTCAAAGAGAAAGAGCAGAGCAAGTTGTTACTGCTGCAACTGAATCAACTTCAGCACCAGTTACTGCTGCTGCAGATGAAGATGATACACTTTCATACTTTGCAAGACTTGCTGAAGAGTGAGATACAATCAACTCTGTCTAACCCTGTTAGTCATAGCAGCATATTTAAATTTACTACTTAAGTAAAATCAGACCGTAGAGAAATCTACGGTCTTTTAATTTGGATCTGTATTTCTTGTATTTTCTGTTCTAACCACTCTATTACTAATAAACTGAGATGATTTACTATACGTCATGATTCTTCTCATATCACTTAAAAATAAATCAAGATATGATGGTCTTAATATGGTTATATTTCTTTTATCTTCATTTAGATTAGATTCATATTCGTAGTTAGTCACACCACCAACGGGATTGAGAGTAGATGTAGAAGATGTTGGATCTGGAATTGTAAAATCTGAGTCAACCACTTTACCTTTTGGAAGGTATACCTTACCAGAGGAATCTTTTACCTCTGTGGTCACATAATATCTTATTTGATTTAAATCATTTCCATATTTGGTTGAAGAGTAATCATAAATTTCTTTACTTGTTAGTGGCCACTCATCTCTTACATTGACGATACCTGCAGTATGAAGGACAACCCAATCTAAATTTGAACTTCCATATAAATCTTCTGCAACCTGATCAGGTCTAAATCCATCTTTTACATAATAATTTGTAAGATAAGTAACACTATTTTTTAAATCATCACGTAATTTTACTCTACGAAAAAGATTTTTTACCTCTACGTATTCGTTAGAACCTGATCTCGTTGATAGTGGAGACTGATATAGTATTGAAGGTAATTCTCTAAAATAAGTCATTAGTATCCTACTCCTCCAACTCCATCATAATCCTCTTTGAATAGTGGGTTAAGTTCTTTGAATTGTAAATCAAGTCTAATGTGTGTTGGAATTCCATCGTAAAATGTTGAGTGTGCTCCACTTGCTGTGTAATTAACTTTCATATCACTTAAAACCGTGGGTAAAAAACTATTTAAATATGGATGTTTTACGCCTCCTTTCATATAGGTGAGTTGAAAAATACTTGGTGTGCGAATAAAAATTCCTGTATTGTTACCTTCCTTAGATGTGCGAGAGGGAGCCATTTCTGTTTTAAGTGTTCTAAGTATGTTTATTACTGTTTCCCCCTCCTGACTATTTCTGGGGAAGAATTGAAATTGGAATGGAAATACTCTGAGTCCTACACCTTGAAATAATAGTTCCAAGTTTGGATTTAAGATTTGACCAGATGCTCTTGCTATTACTTGGTTAGCGTTTACATTACCACCCAATGCACCAATAGCAGTTCCTGATAGTGCAGCAGCAATTGCTTGTTGGTTTTGTTTATCTTGTAAAGCTTGACCACCTGCACTAATTGTTGATGAAAAGGCACTTTTTAACGCATCAATATTACCTTGAATTAACGCACTTCCACCTGCTAATCCAGCTGCCTCTATGGGATTCAAAGATGACTCTCCATACTGAACTCCTGTTGTATCAGTTATGTTTCTAGGCATAGGTAGGTTTATAACATACTTGATCTCTTTATTTTTTCTTTTTTCAGGAAAATTATTACTTGTGGATCCTTGAGTTAAAGCAAATGATCCCTCATTACCTTGACCGACAATTTCATCTATTTTTGTATTTTCAGTTAATTTATTTCCTTGTATTATTTGTTGCTTTACAACAAAATTATTTCCCTCTCTTACCCGAAATGCAGGTAAATTAAGACCAGGTGATGTATATTCTGCTATTTCAATTTTTAAATAATCTGTCTTCGATTCTTCTCTTCTAGCTAGTGGATAACTTAAAGTTTTTTTGTTTGCTCCTTTTTGATCATTACTAGATGAAGTTTCTTTAATAGTATTATCAACGGTTGACGCAAAAGTATTAGCATCTATATTATCAAATGTAGATGGATCAGTATATTGACTTATTTCGTTTATGTTTACTTCAGCCATTAACTTTTTTAACTATTTAGGAGGTTTCATTTGGAAATTCTGAAATGGTATCAATTCAAGGTCTTTCAACTCATCAGCAGTCACTTGATATAGACCACCTTGTATTTCTGGATACGTGTATTTTCTATTTCTACCCCAGTGAAAGTTGTATGCTGTAAATCCATACGAGAATACCTCAGTGACTTGAACTAAAGGATTCAAATCAAAACGAATCTCTGGTGTTTTCGCCATATATCGAAACATGTAATATGAGCCAGGTATCGGCACGATAGGACCTTCAGTCAAAACAGTCTTCACTCTTGTTGCAAGTTCATCTGGATTTTTAATTGAGACGAGACTATCTGAAATTGGACGGATGCGATTTCCAATCGTATCTTCGGGTCTATCATCTCTATACAAACCTTCATCAATTAATTTTTCTCTCAAACGAAGTAGTGCTTTGGGTGATAATCGTGTTGCTCTACGTGCCATATTTTATACCTAACTCTTTCTCTGTAAATACTTTGAATTGATATCCACGGTCTTTGCACCATTCATCTGCTGCTTCCCACTTTGCTTGATTCTTTGCATACTCATATGCTTCACGTAGATAACCCTTTGTTTGTCTTTTTGGTTTTGCTGGTGGTTTTGTTTGTTTATTTGGTTTGATCTCTATAATATATTTCTTGATTGCACCAGTGCTCTCTTTAACCTTAATATAAAAGTCAGGAAAGTATCTATGAGGTTTATTATCAATTGGTGAACGATACCAAACATACATTTCTTCACTTCCCCATTCAAGTATTCTTTGGTTATTATCACAATATACCATGAACTTTCTTTCCCAAAGTGACCTATAAACTATGTTTGTAGGATTACCTTTATACTTTCTTGGGTAAGATGGTTGATATTTACCCTTGTAAGACATCTAAATAATAATAAGACAAGTTTTAGGTATTTAGAGTGGTAAGACCCCGTAAAATATCAGATTTCAAACCTACATTTACGAATTTAGCACAAACATCACATTATCAATTGATATTTGGTGGATTACCTCTTGGTGTAAGGCAGCATTTAAATATTCGTGGAGTTGATTATAGATTCATGACTGAAACCACTGGATTACTTTGTAGTAGTGCAGTTATACCAGGTAGCACATTAGCAGATACAAAAGTTATAGGTAATTTTCAGGGAGTCATCGAGAATATGACTCATGCCCGTATATATCCAGACATAACTCTTGAATTTTATGTGGATAAAGAATATAAGGTATTGAAATTTTTTGAACATTATATCGAATTTGTAGCAGGTGGTTCGAGAGAAGATCAGTCCAAAGCAGATTACTACCATCAAATGGAATATCCTGATGATTATAAAATGTATTATGCAAAATTGTTAAAATTTGATAGAGATTATGATTATAATAATGAAGTACAGTATAATTTTTATGGTATGTATCCATATCAGATAAGTAATATTCCTATAAGATATGAAACATCTCAAATATTAAAAATGAGTGTTAATTTTCATATAGATAGATACTCATCTGGTAAATATTCAAGTTATGATAAGTTCAGAGGAAGGCATAATAATAAAATAGAAATTTTAGCTGACCCTGCAAACATAGAATCACAATCTAACGTCAAACAATCAGAAGATGTAGATGCATCCATAAAAATAACAGGAAGTAATGGGGAATTGAGTGGAGAAACTAAAAGATTATTGGATTATGGTAAAGAACTAAATGTTCAATATACATATCCATACCCATAAAACCCTTCTATATAAAATACTGAATTGAATAATTATGCCTTTACCCAAGATTAGCACCCCAACTTACGAGTTGACGGTTCCCTCTACTGGAAAAAATATTAAGTTTAGACCATTTCTAGTTAAAGAAGAAAAAATACTGATAATCGCAATGGAAAGTCAATCTGATAAGCAGATTGCACAAGCAGTGAATGATGTTTTATCAAACTGTATTTTGACTAAAGGAGTTAACATAAACGACTTTTCTACCTTTGATATTGAATATTTGTTCTTGAATATTCGTGGAAAATCAGTTGGTGAAAGTGTTGATGTAATGGTTACTTGCCCAGACGATAATACAACAAAAGTTCCTGTTCAAGTAAACCTTGATGATATTAAAATTTTGAAAAATGATAAACATCAAAGAGACATACCTCTAGATGCTAATTTAACAATGAGAATGAAGTATCCTTCTATGGGTGAATTTGTTAAAAACAACTTTAGCGTCGATATGCAAGTTGATGATACTTTTGATTTGGTTTGTTCATGTATCGAACAAGTATTCAGTGAAGAGGAGTCGTGGGCAGCGTCAGACTGCACAAAGAAAGAACTTCATGAGTTTCTTGAGCAACTAGATTCCAGTCAATTCAAGAAGATTGAACAATTTTTTGAGACTATGCCTAAGTTATCACATACATTAAAGGTAACAAATCCAAATACAAAGGTCGTAAATAAGATAACACTTGAGGGATTAAACGCTTTTTTCGGGTAGGTATGGCTCATGAAGATCTTGAGTCATACTTCAAAACAAATTTTGCCTTGATGCAGCATCATAAATATAGTTTGACAGAGCTAGAAAATATGATTCCGTGGGAGAGGGATATTTACCTCACTCTACTTCAACAATACAT